ATCGTAACAGTCTCAGGAGTAGCAAGCTGCAAGTATCTGTCTAGCCTTCTACCTCACTAACTAGCTGCAAGTATCTGAATCAACAGACTTACTTGCTGCAAGCCGGAGGGGTAGGAGGCTTTTTTTAAACCAGACATAGGTGATTTCCTATTAGCATTCCTCAATTTTCCTAAATTTTTTCAGTGTTTACTTCGAAGAAAGGGAGATAGAGAGAAAGTAGAGAAGAAACTCCTGACTTAGCGGTTCGATACCCCTAAAAGGAAAGTTTGGCAGAGTTAAAAGAATATGGTAAGATAAGAAAGTAGGGGGCCGAGAGGAACTGAGAGAGATGGAAAGGAGTAACGAGTGGCGAGTCGGGAAAGAGCACTGAAATTGCTAGGGAACGGGGTAGAACAGGAAGTCGTGGCGACGGCGCTAGGAGTGAGTCCCAGCTACATCTCTCAGTTACTCGCGGAGCCAGAGTTTGCATCGGCTGTAGCCGAATTACGACTGCTGAATCTGGAACAAGCGAGTGATCGAGACAGCAAATATGATGCTCTTGAGGATAAGTTACTTGCTCGTCTGAATGATACGACTGATTATATGACTAAACCTAGAGAGGTGGCCGCAGTTCTACTAGGTCTAAACAAAGCAGTGCGTCGTGGAGTAAGACCAGAGAATGCACCACAAGCAAAACAAAATGTAGTAGTCTTAAACTTCCCAACTGTAATACAAAATAAATTTGTAGTCAACGAAGCAAATCAGGTAATAGGAGTAGGAACAGAAGGAATAGATCAACTACAAGATCTAACTACTATTACTGCTAAGAATCTGTTACTTCAAGCTGGTAGGATACCGCTCAGTACTACAGCATTACAACGAACTAGTGAGGTATTGGAACATGGATATGTCCGCAGAGAGGAAATTCTCGAAGGAGCAGGAAGCTAAAGAGAATCTGAAAAAGATTCAAGAGAAGCAAGATCGAGAATCTGCTGCATTACTGCTTATGACTATGCGAGCTGAGTTGACAGAACGTTTTTCTAAAACTAAATTTACTACTTAACTGCTACACCATTACTACATGATTACAGCTGAGTCACTAGGTTTTGATGGAAAGCGCGATAAAGATTTAGTTCTTCCTAAGACGATACAACAACAGAATCAGGAAGAACTAGATAGCGATACAGATAGGCAACTTTCCGGAACCGCAGTAAAGACTGACGATATTTATCTTGCATGTAAGAGCGATCTTAACATGCTTGCAGGTACGGCTTTACCAGATATTTTTGAATATCTTTTTCCTCCTATATATCTAGCAATATGGGCTTGGCTGCTAGAATACGCAGTTAAGACTAGAGATTTTTCAAAATTAGCTTTAGGGATGCCACGTGGATTTGCTAAGACTACTCTTGTAAAACTCTTTATTCTTTTCTGCATTCTTTTTACTCACAGAAAATTTATCCTCGTCATTTCTAACACTGAGGCTCACGGCATAAATATAATAACAGATATAATGGCGATGTTGAAAGAGCCTAACATTATCAAAATCTTCGGAGATTATTCTCTTAATGTACAAAGAGATAAACTTAACTTACAGATATTCTCTTTTCGAGGTAGACAGATAATTTTGGGCGCCATAGGAGCAGAAGGATCTATCCGCGGTTTAAATATCGGTTTTGATCGTCCAGATGTAATGATATTTGAAGACTTTCAAACTAAGGAAGATTCTGAGAGTGATGAACTTTCTAAGAAGCTCATGACTCGTATGGTTGGCACTATCATGAAGGCCAAATCTCCTAAAGGCTGCTTATATCTTTATATCGCAAACATGTATCCTACAAGTGGATCAATTCTGCGCAAACTTAAAGATAATCCTTTTTGGACTAAATTCATCGTCGGAGGTATCTTAGCAGATGGAACAAGTCTCTGGGAAGAACTACAACCAATACAGCAGTTACTTGAAGAGTTTCAAAATGATTTTGCTTCTGGTAATGGAGACGTATTCTTTGCAGAAGTGCTCAACGATGAAACTGCTGGTATTCGTGCTGGTATTGACATTAATGCTATTCCAAACGCTCCATATACTAAGGTAGATAAACCACAAGGAAAATTACTTATAGTAGACCCAGCTGGAGCTAAAGATGTAAATGATCTTAACGCTGTAGGATACTTCGAAGTCTTTGATGGTAAACCAGTATTTCAAGATATAGCACAAGGACACTGGAATCCTCTTGAGTTGATTACTCAAACTATGATTATGGCGATAAACAATCGCTGTTCTCTTATCGTAGTTGAAGGAGTAGTTTACCAGACTAGCTTACTCTTCTGGTTTGACTATATCTGTCAGCACCATCAGCTAGATGGCTTTTTCTTTGAGGGTATCAATCCTCATATGAAATCAAAGAATAGCCGTATTAAAACTAATCTGCGTACTTTGGTGCAGACTGAAACTAATGGACGTGTAGTAGAACCTACTGCATATATTGGCCCTAAAGTAATGGCACAATTCAAACATCAGATTCTTCAGTGGAATCCATTACTAGAAAAGAATGTAGACGAACTGCTTGACTTAAATGCTTATGCAGCTCAAGTACTACAAGAATTCGGTGATTTAACTCTTACTGAATACTCTGTAGAATCTTTAGCTTTTCAGAATGCAAGAGTATTACCTGCGTATTTAACATCTCCTGTCTAAGGTGACACTACTATGCCTGCTGCTACACCAATACTGCTTAAAAAACAAAGTCAAGTTGGTTTAGTTAAGTATATGGAACTTGCTAGTAATTCTTTGCTTACTAGTTCTAACCTTCGTGCTGGTCTACGAGCTGCTGATCAAGCGTATATGAGAGAGAATGACTGGACCAAAGAGCAATGGCAAGCACGACAAGCAAATAAACGAGGGGATCCAACAAAGATACAAAACATAGTTGTTCCTATCATCATGCCGCAAGTAGAGAGTTCAGTAGAAACTCAAATGAAGATTTTCTGCTCAGAATTTCCTATATTCTCTTTTGTTGCTAGTCCAGAAAAAGCAGATATAGCACTTCAATATAACACCATCATGCAGGACAATCAAAAGCGTGGTGGTTGGATTAGACAGTTACAGATGTTTTTTCGAGATGGATTTAAGTATAACCTGCACGCTCTTGAAGCTACTTGGTGCTCTGAAAAGATTTGGACTATAGAGACAGACACAAGTTACCAAGGAGGTGCTGAAGGAAAAGCTAAGGAACTGTTGTGGGCCGGAAATAAACTAAAAAGAATGGATATGTACAACACATTCTTTGATACCAGAGTTGCTCCTGCTGAAGTACACATCAAAGGAGAGTTTGCTGGTTATGTAGAACTTATGAGTAGAATGGAGTTGAAACGATATATTAACTCCTTACCAAACAAACTTGTAGATAACATCAATCCCGCATTCAATTCTGGTATTGGCGGTACTGGAGATACAATGAGTTCATATTCCTTCTATCTTCCTGATATAAACCCCGGAGCTAGTTTCATACAGAATCCTGCACAAGCTTTTGACTGGATGAGTTGGGCAGGAATTCAACCTACCAATATGGGCCGAGTACAATACAAGAACTCATACGAAGTTAAGACTATCTATGCGCGCATAATTCCATCTGATTTTGAGATTGTAGTTCCTAGTAAAAATACGCCACAAATATGGAAATTTGTAGTCGTTAACAACACTGTACTCATCTATGCAGAAAGACAAACAAACGCTCATGACTATTTACCTATTGTATTTGGTCAACCGCTTGAAGATGGATTACGCTTTCAAACAAAGTCATTCTCACAGAATCTTGAACCTTTCCAAGAAGTAAGCAGCGCCCTGTGGAATATGAAGTTAGCTAGTGCGCGCCGCAGACTAACTGACAGAGGTCTTTACAATCCACTTTTAGTTCGTATGGAGGACATTAATTCTCCTGAGCCGAATGCAAAGATTCCTCTGCGTTCTTCAATGTATGGTAGAAAACTTGAAGATGCATATCATCAGATTCCTTTTGATGACGCTAATTCACAGTTCTTCGTACAAGAAGCAGATGCAATGTATCGTTACTCTCAAATTACTTCTGGTAAAAACAATCCTGCTCTTGGACAATTCCAGAAAGGTAATAAGAATAATCCAGAGTTTGAGACTACGATGGCTAATGCTAATTCTAGAGATCAAACTACAGCTAGATTTACTGAAGATCAAGTATTTACTCCAGTAAAAGAGATTTTCAAGTTAAATATTCTGCAATACCAGCCAACTGGGCAGATTTATAATACCGAAGTTCAAGGATTAGTAAATATTGATCCTTTAACTCTTAGAAAAACCGCACTAGACTTCAAAGTTGGAGATGGATTACTTCCAGCTCAGAAAGAAATTCAATCTGACGAATTACAGGTAGCATTCCAGACTATTCAGTCTACACAGCAACTGCAATCAGGTTATAATGTAGTTCCGATGTTCAGTTATATTATGAAAACACGAGGATTAGATGGATTGAATAAGTTTGAGAAATCTCCTCTTCAACTTCAATATGAACAAGCACTAAGTTCTTGGCAACAAGTAGCAGTAGAGGCTATGAAAGCTGGACAGAAACCGCCGCCTCAGCCACAGATGCCGCCACAGTTGATTCAAGAACTACAAGCTAAAGCAGCACAGTCTCAACAAGAAGCAGCTACATCTTCAACTCCTACCGGAAATGCAGTATCTCAAACAGCTCAACCGTCACAATCATCGCAATCAGGCGATATAAATATAGGACAAGGAACTACCAATGCCTAAATTGATACCAAGTAAGTTTCAAGAGTATGAATTTACAAAAGAAGAGGTTGTACAAGCTAAAGTACTATCACCTCTTACTAAAATGTATCTGGAGAATGAACTCGCAGTAACTATGCTTCGTAAGATCGCTCTTATCTATGATCATACGGATCAGAAAGATTGGGAGTTACTTCATGCAGAACTTGATGGTAGGATAGCAATACTAGCAGAATTACTTCAAGTCGAACCTATAAAACTTAATCTCAAGGAGAGTAAAGATGCCACAGTTTAATGTTGGTGCTGCAATGCAACGTCTTTTTGGTGGTAATACAGGCAATACAGGAGCACCTCCTCCTAATCCTAATGCTCAACCTACAAATCAAAGAGAGCAACAACAGCAACAAGCAAAAGGTAAAACACCTTCTGGAGAGTTTACACAGTTAGAGAGTGGGAGTAGTGCAGAATCTAACGAAGCTAGTGGAACAGGAGAGCCAGCAAACCCTCTTGACAAATTTAAGGATATATGGCAACCTCTTACTGGTGCAGATGGAAAACCTCTGCCAGAAACAAAAAGACCTAGTTTTGCTATAGATGCTACGAAGATGATGGAATTTGCATCTAAACAAGATTTCAAGAAATTTGTAAAACCAGAAACAATGACAGCAATTGCTAAAGGTGGCGAAGAAGGAACTGCCGCTATGCTGCAAGCATTCCAAGATATAGGTAGTTCTAGCTTTGCAACAAGTATGACAGCTTCATCACAACTGGTAGAAAGAGCGTTAGCAGCACAAAGACAAGACTTTGAAACTTCTCTACCAGAACTCGTCAAGCGTTTCTCCCTGAAAGACAATCTTCGTACTAAAAATCCTATTCTTAGCCACCCTGCTGCATCTCCTATCATTGAGGCGCTACAGGTAACATTAGCTAAGAATAATCCCAATGCTACTGCTGCTGAATTACAAGAAACAGCAGAAGAGTATCTTACTAGTCTTGCTGCTAGTTTTTCAGGCAAGAAAGCCACAGAAGATGATTCTGGTGGTAATAAATCTGGTAAGAAAGAGCAGGATTGGGGTAAGTTTTTACCTGACTTTAATCAGTGAGTTCAGTTCAGTTTAGTTCAGTCGAGTTTCTTTTTTTTTCTTTCAAGGAGAATATAAATGCTACTTCGTGCAGCTTCTTATAGCGACGGAGATGTATTGCGTCCATTCTCCGTCGGCGATGTGATGGATACGCAAGAAGGGTTTACCAGTCTTACTACGGCTGGTTCTGGAACAGTTCTTGCTGCTGCAATCGCTGGTGGAGCGTTGAAGCGTACAGGTCCTGGTGCAGGTTTTACTGATACATTTGATACAGCAAATAACATTATCAATGCACTTTCTGGTAATGCTGCAAGTATCTCTGCCGCTGGTTCTAATCCGTTCAATCCTAGTTTTCAAACTGTAGCTTTTGGTCAGTTGTATGTAGCTCCTGGACAGCCTCAACCTGGTGCTAGTTTCCGTTGGCTGTATCTAAACGGTGTAGCTTTTGCAATGACAGCAGCGGTTGCTGCTAGCTCTGGAGTGATTCTTGGAGCTAATGTCAACGTAGCAGCATCGCTGGTTAGACAGTATCTGTTCCAGATTCTGAATGGCTCTCCTGCTATTCTGGCAAACGCGAATCTGACAAATACAAGTGCTGTAGTAACTGGTATGACGACTCAACAAACCAACCAGATTACTCCAGGAATGAGTGTATACGGTACCAATGTGCAAGCGCTGTCTGTAGTTAACTCCGTTCAGTCTGGCGTAGGAATTACTATGTCGCTGACGGCTTCCGGTACTTCTCTGAGTGCTCTCACACTGACACCGACCATTACTGTTACCGGTCTGTTTAGTGCGACTGCATAAGAGAGCTGATTACAGTCAACTTTTAAAGGAGATACTTCAATGACTGTCGGACTCTTTAACTCAGCTCTCTTTACACAGGATCTAGCAAAGAAGTCATTCGCAGGAATGATTACACGCTTGATGCCTAATGGAGCTGCACCGTTGTTTGGTATGACTAGTATGCTGAATGCTGATACTGCTCTGCAAATGGAACATGGATTCTTTACCAAAACAATGGTATTTCCATCGTTTCAATGTACTGCTGCTGGTCAGTTGATCGGTGATACACTCTTTACCGGGATTAATACCGCAAATCTGTTAGCAGGTATGATTATGCGAGTTGATACTACCGGTGAAAACATCATCATTAATTCTGTTCTTGGTCCAACGCAGATCAGTGTGCAACGTGCTGTAGGAACTATTGCTGCTGCTGCAATTGGTGCATCTGTCAACCTGTTCATGGTTGGTAATGCCTATGAAGAAGGATCACTGCGTCCTTCTGCTCTTGCAATCAATCCTGTCCGTATTACAAACTTTACACAGATTTTCCGTAATACTTGGGCACTGGCAGATTCAGTTCGTGCTACACAGATGATTGCAGGTGATACAAACGTAGCAGAGAATCGTCAGGACTGTGCTGCTTTCCATGCAGCAGATATCGAGAAAGCTCTGTTCTGGGGCCAAAAGTTCCTAGGTTCTCGTAATGGTCAATCCTTCCACACAATGGATGGTTTGATCAATATTATTACAGCAAATGCCGCCGCAAATGTAACTACTCTGGGTGCTACTACAACTTATACCCAACTTGAAGCTGCTCTTGATCCTTGCTTCAACGTAGCTACGAATCCACAAGTTGCTAATGAGAGAATCTTGTTCTGTGGTGGTATTATGCACCGTCTCCTTAACAACATCGGTCGTCTGAATGGGACGTATTTTATCTCTGACGGTCAGACTAGCTACGGATTGCAGTTTGGTAGCTTCAAGATCGCTCGTGGTACTTTCCGTATTATCGAGCATCCTCTGTTCAACGCATTCGGACCTACTAGTACTTGGGCTAAAATGGCTGTTGCAGTTGATCTTACAACTTTCAATCTTGCTTATTTGGGAGATAGAAAGACGCAGAATCGTGAGTTCAATACTGACGGTGATACCGAAGCTTCAGATAATGGTATTGATGCTGTAGGTGGAACACTGACAACAGAAGTTACTTGTCTGGTTAAGAATCCTCCTGCGAATGCAGTACTATTTAATGCAACAGCAGCCGCTGTAGGTTAAGCTAGATCACTTGTGCTATCCTCTCTTCTCCAGGAGATTCTTCGATGGAAGACTCCTGGAATTTTTTCTACCTGTGAGACAAATTGATACTTAGGAGATATAAATGAATGAAAAAATGGAAATTCTTAAAGCAAAACTCGCTAAAGAAAGCGCAGAAAAACTTGCTGCTATGCAGCTTTTAGCTCAACAAGAGAACCCTGAAGCTGCTAAAGCTGCTCAAGAAGAGCTAGCAAAAGTAGCTACAGCTCCGGTCAAAGGATTTATTCCTGCTGTTTCTGTAAGTACAGGAGAAAAACCTGCTCTTGCTCCTGATATGGCAGGACTTCGTATTTTTCGTTCACGTATTCCTGGCTCAAGTTTTGTTATGAGAGAAGGATATACTATCTATTTTCATAATGGTTGGTATGAGACTACTGATCCCTCTGAGATTAGTCAACTTGATGCAGTAGCAAATAAAGTTCCTACAATTCATACAGAAGAACACGAGAAAGATATTGTAGAAGCTATTATTCAAGCTCGTAGAGAAGGTTTTGTAGGTTCAGTAGCAGAAGCTATGTCTCAGCAGATTACAGTAGAGCAGCGAGTTAAGGCTTTACTAGCTAGTGGACACCGGAGTGGATATCAACCTGCTGGTGGAGTTTTAAAACTTCCCACAGTACTACCTACTGGTGGTATTCCTGAAGGTTTAGCTGCTCAAGAAGTTTCAGATCGAGATTCGGCTCTGAGACAAGCAATTAAAAATGCTTCAGCTCAGAGTAACTCGTAAGCAAAACTCATAAATTAAGGGTTGTTTGAATGAATATCGCTACTATTCGTACCAATATCTATACAGTTACAGGTCGTCCAGATCGTGTAGATGAGACGAATTTAGCTATTCAGACAGCTACTCTAGAACTTCATGGTATGGAGAATTGGTGGAGAGATAAGATAGAACAACGAGTAGATTTCTCTGCTTCATCAAACTATCAACAGATGCCTCTATCTAATCTAGTTCGTTTTCGTACTTTTTCATATTTGAGAAAATTTGATCCTGCTGGTACTGATCCTTTAACAGGAGTTGGTACTGGTGCTCCTGGAGATTTCTTTATACCTCTGCAACCAGATAAGATTCTAGACCGATATGGTCAAACTGAAGATAATATCTACTATCTCTCTGGTGGTGGTCTAACTGCAAATGCAGTAGCACAACTTAGAAGTACTGTAGCTTTTCAAAATCTACTGATAGGTTGGATGCAGTTTCCTCAAGTTGACGATCTAACTCAGTACAACTCATGGATAGCTGAGTTATTTCCTTGGGCTATAATTCATAGAGCTGCACAGTTAATGAAGAAGTATGTACAAGATTCTGATCAAGTAAAACTGCTGGATCAGAATACTCAATTACACATAGGTATTCTTCTAACTAACGGACTAGAGTTTCATTCAAGATGACAACTTCTTCTGTTTGGGAAAGTACTAGTGGAACTGCTGTAGTACCTACAGATTTTCCTACACAACTAGCAGCCCCCTCCGGCTCGTCGCTGGTGGGGACTGTCGGTGCCGCTGCATCGGGAGTAGTAGCGAGAACGGTAGAAAGTAAGTTGCGCGACTTCGCAACCGTTCAAGACTTCGGCACCGTCGTCGTCTACGATAACTTCGACCGGCCAGATGGATTGCTTCAGGGGGATATTGCGCCAAGCGGACAAACTTGGCTGTTGAGTGGTGCAGGTGCTGCGACAGCGGCCATCGTGGACGGAAAATATACCGCCACAGGAAATACTTATGCGTCATTAAATTACGGATCAACCATCCCTAAGATAGGCGGCTCATTTTCTTTTGTCTCTGGAACTGGAACTAACGATAGGTCTTTAAGTGGTATGTGTACGCTAATTTGCGACAATGCGCAGATCGCTCTTCAGAACTTGTTACACCTGATTATTAGTCCGGATGGCTGGACGTTGCAAAAGTTTGTGGCGGGGGTTACGACTGGAATTCTCAGCGCGCAACATTCTCTTCGCACAGACGGTTCTGTGTACCAGATCAGTTATTCGATAGTTGGAAACACGGTAACTGTAAACGCTCCCAACGGACAGGTTTACTCTGTGACGGATGCTGATGTTGGAGCATTGCCACATAGCTATGGCATTTGGCAAATCACACAATTAGCTAACTCTTTCATTGGCCGGTGGCATTCCTGCAACATCGGCAAGCGCCCTGCTGATGATGCGCGAGCAATGGGAGTCGGGGCGCCGATGGGCGATATTTCCTATCTGCTAGGAGCAAGATTTTCACCCATGGATAGAAAAGGACTTAGGGATGTGTCCTTGTCCGGTGGAATCGGCTGGTACACGATAGCCAATGCAGCCACTAATGGAGGCTACTCGCAAGCTGGCAGAGTGTTTCTGCACGCGACAGACACAGCGACGTTCAACGTCGGTATAGAGTTAAAGATTCAAGCAAGCTCAAGCGACACAGTACCGATCATTACTCAGGAGCAAGTCTTTGGCGCTGTTGGCACTCCCATAGATCAGATCAGATTGTCTACCAGCAACGGTGTTGGAATACATCTTGATATACACCTTTCAAGAGCTAATGTGTGTACGCTCGATGTGGACTTTATGGGCGCATTCATCCCCGTAGAACTTCCAGTAGTTGGTGCGGTTGCACTGGGCACTGGTTCTACGGTTATCACAGTGGATCTCACGTTAGGAAGAAAATCGTATCCAGAACTAAGAGTGGCCCCTACCTATGGAGCTAATGTCGCTATTAACGGCGCGCTTGGCAATATATTCGATATCACTGTGACTAATGGCACAGCTTTACAGGTTGATTTCCCTACGAATATGAGTCTTGGGCAGAAGTTTACTATCACCATCATTAACACTTTTGGTGTAATGGGACTCATAACTTGGCAGCTTTATAAAATGTCGTCGTGGACGAATCCAGTAAACGGGACGAATCGCTCCATCACATTTGAAGATTGCGGAGGAAATGTGTGGAGGCAGATTTCGCAGACTGGCGTAGACGTGCCGAACTAATGACCTCCTACTCCGGCCCCAATAAGCGCAGTGCGATAGTGTCATGACCGACTTCCCCGGCCCCGAGCGCAGTGCGATTAGATTAAAATAATAACTCAGAATTAAAAAATTAAAAGGATACATTATGGCTTACATTCCTAACGCTACAGATGCAACTCAACCTCTAGGTACTGTAGATGCTTCAACTGCTGCTGCTGAGTTTAGAGCACTTAAAGCCTATGTATCAGGACTTGCTCTTACAGCAGGAATGTTTTCTACAGTAAGACAGACTGTAAATGACGGAGTAGTCAATTCTTTAGGTGATCCAGCATTTCTAATTGCAGCAGTAGCAGGTGGAGCAGCTTTAGATCTAAAAGCTACTGGACGACCGTTAGTAGCTAACTTTGCTGGCGGATCTACAGGAACAGGAGTAGCTGACCGAAATAGTACGCTGACTGGAGATACTGCAAACGTAATTACAGGATTACCAGTAAACAATACGAGTTATATCTATACGAACTATGTTTCAGCAGCTTCTATGACTTGGGGACAGACTCTTGCTCCTGTGCAGTATGGTAAATTCTATCCTCAGTCGATAGGAAGTATACTTCAGTTCGGTGGAGCTGCTGGATCAACTGTTTTCTTAGATGATTTTGGTAATACTTGGGCTGCACAAGCTGGAGCTAAAGTACAGACTAATCAGTTTAAGTTTGGTTCTGGTGGATTGGGAGGTGCAGGTGCTTCTAATGTACTAAATGGTACAACTGATTTCGTTAAAAATACTACAATAACTTCTCTTGGTTCAGGTGGTTGGTTTATGCGTGGTTGGGTATATGCTACAGCTTTACCAACAGCAGGACAAATAATACCGCTATGTAGTGCAGTAGTTGCTGGAGGATTTGGAGCCAATGTAGGAATATACAATAATGCAGGTACTATTAAATTTTTCTACAGTCTCTCTTCGAATGGAACAAGCAGAGATATAGCAGTTACAGCAGTAGGAACAACTACACCTCTTGTAAATACTTGGTATTTTGTTGAACTTACATACGACGCACTTGCTGCTGTATATCGTATGTATATAGGAGGAGTCCAAGAGCAGAGTACTGCTTCTGCTTCTAAAATAGCAGCATTTGCACAGATGACTTTTGGCGGTGGTAATGAAAACGGTACAACTCTAGGAATCACAGGATATGCCGATAAATTTGAATATGGTTCGTACTGTCAGCATCCTGCTGGAACGATATATACAGTACCAGCAGCAGCGCCAAGTATAGTAGCTGCTGGGTATGCGCCTGATTATTTTGATATACAAGGTATGAAAATGTATAGTGTCAGTGCTGCTAGTGCCACTGCTGGTGTGGCGCCAACGCTGACGAGTAAATATAGATGCTATGTCAGTGAAGTAGATATGGGCGCAGTAACTCCTACTACTATACGGAACTATGCATTTAATGGTAAGTATACAAGTGCAGATACAACAGTTCCAGGTTTAAGCACTCGTACAGGTTTTTCTTCTAACTTAGGTACGAATCTTGCTAAAGCGGAGATCTTTGCTCGTAATTATACAGCAGACAGAACATATACCCCTGGTATGGTTATTATACCACAAACACAAGCTGCTGCAACCTATATAAGTTTAGCTTCTGCAATTATAGAAGATCGTAATACTGTTTCTTTTATAACGAGTTCTAATGCTAATGCTTTAGATGCT